ATAAGAGAAGCAAATTTTAGAGAAATTGTATTAGATGAATTTAAAAAAGTGTTTATAAATGAAGATGAAAAGAACTATAATGATTTTTGTGATTACTGGACTGAATCAAATGATGCACCTAATAGTAAGCTAAGATTTGAAAAGCAAAGAACCTTTAGTATTAAAAGAAGATTAGCTAAGTGGATCAAGAATAATAAAGAGTGGGATAAGAATACTAATACATCTACAGGTTATAAATCAGAAGATTATCCATTTGAACCTAATGGTTATAATAGAATGGGTTGGTGTGAAAAGTGTAATATATGTGATTTTTATAATAAGTTTACAATACATAAAGAAGATAGCAGATGTTGTAATGCTAAAATATTACCTAAAAGAAAGTGAGAATAGATAAAGAAACACAAGATAGACATTCTGATGAATTTCAGTATTTTGTAAGTGAAATAAATAGAGGAATGGAATTAATAAAAGAAGGTAAGTGGAACATAATAGATTATAGAATGAACATGATAGAAGTTGCAGAAAAAATTAGATTGCCTTATCAAGATATATTAGAAATGAAACAAAAATTAAAAGATTTATTAGAGGAAACAAAGTAATGGCTCATCCTCTCCATAAAGTAAGTTTCTCACAACACTACTTAAAGGGTGGGCCATTATCCCTATGAAAAAACTTAATCTAATAGTAGAAGAACAGCCAGTAGCACAGAAAAGACACAGGCATCATAAGTTTGGAGTGTATGATCCAAGTAGTAAGGATAAGATAAGAATCAAGAGCATGTTATTAAATCAAGTAAGAAAGTTTTATACAGATAAGCCAGTATCAGTAATAATTGCATTTAAAATACAAAGGCCTAAATCACATTTTAGAACAGGTAAGTATAGCCACTTATTAAAAAAGAAAGTACCATTGTTCCCTACCTCAAAATCTACAAAAGATTTGGATAATCTGGTTAAAATTTATTTAGACATTTTGACCTTATTAAAAGTATGGGATGATGATAGCCAAGTAATAAACTTATCTGCTAGTAAACAATATGTAAATGATAATCCAGCAACAGAAATAACTATATATAAGATATGAATAAAGATTCACCATTTGATGAAAGATTAGAAGGTGGGAAAAAAACAGAAGATTTGTTTGTTGAATTTTGTAAGAATAATAAGATATTATGTTATAAGTATGAGAATGAAAGTTGTTATGATAGAAAGAATAGAGTAGTTAGAAATGCACCAGATTTCATAGTTATAAATAAGAGGCTATCATTTGTTGAAGTTAAGGGTGGTTGGTATGCAATAAATTTAAAGATAAAAGATTTTGAATCATATGAAGAATGGAATAATACACTAAAAGTATTTTATTGTTTTTATTTTTATAATGTTAAAAAGTTTATATCAGTATCACATGATACATTAATAAAGTATATACCTCTATGTAAAATAGGGCAATATAAAAAGGATGTTAAGAAGTATGATGATAAAAAGTATTATATAATACCTTATAAATGGTGGGAAAAAGGTTTAATATGATTGATTTAATATTAGATGATTGCATGAATGTTATGAGTAAGTATGATGATAATCATTTTGATTTGGCTATTGTTGATCCACCTTATGGAATAGATATAGCAGAATGGGATAAAAAAGAAATGAAACCAAATAAAAAGTATTTCAATGAATTGTTTAGAGTATCACAAAATCAGATTATATGGGGAGGTAATTACTTTGAACTACCACATAGTGAAGGTTGGTTATGTTGGGACAAAACATATAAATACAATCAAAAATTAAATGTTGGTGAATTTAAACTTGCTTGGACATCTTTTGATAAAAAACATAAATTTATAAGATATACAAGTTGTGGAAATTTTCAAGGTTGGAATAATCCAAGAGCAGATTACACAAAACAAAAATCATTCCACCCAACAAGCAAACCTATACCAATTTATGAATGGCTGTTAAAAAACTATGTAGAAAAAGGACAAAAGATATTAGATACACATCTTGGTAGTGGTAGTATTGCAGTTGCCTGTCATTACTTTGGTGTTGATTTAGTTGGAATAGAAATAGATGAAGAATATTATAATAAAGCAAAAGAAAGAGTAGAAAAACTAACATTACAGAACACATTGTTTTGATTTAAGTGTTTTTTAATTCTATTAATTGGTTATATTACATTACTAGATTATGGATAAAAATACACAAAATACACCAAAGCCAACTAAAAAAGAAATATTCTTAAAGGCATTAGAAGCTAACTTAGGACACATTACAAAAGCCTGTAAGGCAGCAAATATACATAGAAGAACATACTACTCTTGGATTGATAAGGATGATGAGTTCAGGGAAGAATGTGATAATGTTTCTGAATCATTGTTGGATCTAGCAGAGAATAAGCTATTAAGTAAGATTAAAGAAGGTGATAACACCTGTATTATATTCTTCTTAAAAACCAAAGGTAGAAAAAGAGGATATAATGAATCAACACAATTAGAGATAACTAAGCCTATATCAGAAATAAACTTTGATGAGATCTAAACCACTAACACTACATAAAGATAACTACTTTGATTCCCAATGGAAGTTTCTAAGGAATCCTAAAAATGCAAGAATTAGTTGCTTTACAGGAGGAATGGGAAGTGGAAAAACTACTGTTCTGACCCATAAAATCTTTAAGTGTCTTTTAGAGAAGGTTAATCCACAAACAGGAAAGAGTAATGGTTTAATATTATATCCTACCTTTTCATTGGCAGAAGAAGTGTTTGTAGAACCATTTATAGATATATTAGAAAGAAATGGAATAGCATATACATATAACATAGCAGCACATAAGTTTAGAACAGTATATGGAGATTTAAAAATTTATATAACTAATCAGCCACATAAGATAGTAGGCTCAAACTACACATATTGTGGTATAGATGAATTAGATATAGAAACATATAAAAATGCTGAAATGTCTGTACAAAAAGCACTTTCTAGGCTTAGAGGGTGTGATAATGCTGAATTATTCATTACAAGCACACCAGAGGGTTTCCATTTCCTATATGATTTCATGGTGATTAATAATAATGATAATAAGTTCTTAGTGCATGGTAAGACAACTGATAATAAGTATTTGCCTGAATCATACATACAATCATTAAAGGATAACTATGATGAGAATCTATTAAAAGCCTATTTATTAGGTCAATTTGTAAATTTGCAAAAAGGAGCTACATATGACTTTGACAGAGAAATACACATTAAAGAATGCAAGTACAACAAACATAAGCCATTGTACATTGGACTGGATTTCAACATCCTTCCAATGGCAGCATGTATTATTCAAGAACAACAAAATAGTCCTCAAATCCAAGTAATAGATGAAATACTGTTATCACATCAAGGTGGTGGTGATTTAATGACAAGAAGAATGTGTGAAACTATAAGGCAAAAATATCCTAATAATATATATCATATGTTTCCAGATGCAACAGGTAAAGCAAGGGGATCATCATCTAGGTATAGTGATATAGAAATTATAAGGAGAGAACATGGATTTAATGTTCATGTTAGACATGCTAATCCATTAGTAATAAACAGAGTAAATAGTGTTAATAATAATTTAAGTAAAAAGAATATAATAATAGATCCATCATGTAAGATGCTTATAAGAGATTTTGAGCAAGTAGTGAATAAAGAAGGCACAAGAGAGATTGATAAATCAGGAATGAAATCTGATTTGAGCCATATTTCAGATGCTTTTGGGTACTACTGCAACTTTAGGCATCCTTCAATAAGACCAAAAATAGGAGTAAAACCAAGATGATCCCAAACTCAGGACAATTGGCTGTACTAATGTCAAAATTTGACATAAGTCAGCAAAGAAAAAACAAATGGAAAGATAGTAGATATAAAGCACTTGATTACTATAATGGTAGAACAAGTGAATATGTAAACAATTACTTTAGCACATCAATACTTAATAAAGTAGTTAAAGGTAATATTAACATAACTAAAAGAATCATAGATAGAATAAGTTTGGTATATATGGTTGCTCCTAAAAGATTATATAGTAGAGAAGATGTTACTGATTACTTCATTGATAAAGATACTAAGCTACAAAGGTTAGAAAGAATGACTAACTTACTTGATGCTGTACTACTTAAACCATGCTGGAGAACTAAAGAAGATGGTACTGGTTGCATTGAGTATGATGTTATTATGGACTATGAGCCTATCTTTGGTGAAGATCCATTAAAGTTTGAAGCTATTGTTTATCCTGTTACTAAAAAATCTACTGTGTTAGATACTACTCCTGAACTATGGGTTTATTGGGATGCTGAAAATACCTTTACTTTTGATAACAATGGTAAGGTATATACTGAAGATGATAATCCTGAAATGATTAATCCTTATGGTGTATTGCCATTTGTTGAGTGCTTTAGAGATGGTAAGCCTGAGATGTCTTACTTAGATACTGATGCTTCAACTGATTTAATCAATACTAATCTAGGTATCAATGTAGCAGAAACTAATAAGAATGCTAATGTAATGTTTCAATCATTTGGCTATCTATTTGTTAATGGATCTGGAATAGATATGGACACTATGGGGATAGGACAGGACAAAGTTAATTATCTAGGGGTAGATGGTACAATCAGTATAGTTTCTCCTCCTAATGCAATTCCAGCATTAGATGAATCCATTAAATCATCCTATAAAATGCTATCACAAAACTACCATCTACCTACTTCTTTTGTTGAAGGAACTACAGCAGAATCTGGTGTTGCATTAAGACTTAGAAACCAAGAACTGCAAGATGATAGAAAATCAGATGTTACTAAGTGGAGAGATATAGAATATAAGTTGTTTGATTTAGAAAGATTGATAATAGCTGTTGAGCAAGGACAAGATGCAGGTGATTTAGAAGATGTGGACTTTGATGAATCAACAGAAATACTATCTAATCAAGAACAAAGAGAGAAGTGGGATTGGGAGTTATCTAAAGGACTAATAGATGAAGCTGATATAATGATGCAGATTAATCCTGATTTAACTAGAGAAGAAGCACAAGAACATTTAGAAGAAAGAAAAACAATAGCACCAGTAGAAGAAACTACAAGTCCTTTATTAGAAGCATTAGCTAAACCTGTTGAATAATGGCTGACCAGAACAAGATAGATCAAGCAGGAGCAAGTATTGCCTTATTAGTTGATAAAGCAAGAAATGAACTGATAACTGATTTGACTATACTTGGTAATGAAATAGGTAACAATGAACAGTTTGTTGCTGCACTAAATGACTTAGATATATCAGAAACATTAAGAAGAAAGATACTTAAAGCCACATCATCATACACAGTAGCACATAGAGAAGTATTAGAAAGCACTATACAATTTGCTAACATAAAAGAATCAACACTAATAGGGTTCATACAACTAAACCAAGATGTATTTGATAAAACAGTTGTTAATACTGTTGCAGCACACATTAGAAATGAAGTTGCTAAAGGTGTATTAGCAGGTGTACCAGCAAATGTAATAGCACAATCAGTAGCAAGTGCATCCATATCAACTGCTCAAATAGAAACATTAGTTAATACTACACTTAATTCATATTCCAGAAGCATGACTAACTCAATGATGGAAGTAGCTCCTGATAATACTGAATATGTTTACATAGGGCCTGTAGATGAAAAGACTAGACCAGAATGTATTGAAATGTCAGCATCAGGCAGAAAAACTAAATCACAAATACTATCTCAATTCTCAAAGTTTGGTGATATACTGAACATAGGTGGTGGATTTAATTGCAGACACAAATGGGAGATAGCATCTACTGAAGGTACTGGATTCCATGAACAACAGAAAGCTGAAAAGAGGTTGTCTAATGCTTGATAAGAAATTCTGGACTGAAGTAGGGCCTAATGTTAGAGATAAGTATAGAAAACATATATTTAGAAAAGCAAGAGATGTATATAGTAGAGCATTTAAAGGATACACATCTAGCTATAAAAAATTTAAACAAAAAGGAAATAACTTTAGACAGATGTCAGAATTTGCTAATAGCCATGCACCAGTATTTACAGGAGATTTACTAAAAGATTTTGGAACTGTTTATAAAGCAACAAACAATGGATTTACAATGGGTTGGAGTACATATGGTGCAAGAATAGAACAACTTGCTAAGAGAGGAAGGTTCTTATCTACAGATGACCAGCCACTTCCAACAGGTATAATAAATTACATGATGGGTAGAGCTAAACCCTTCACAGATAAGAAGCTAAAAAGGATATTTCCTAAAAGTAAAACATTTAAGATAGGAAAAAAATAATACTTTTAATTAAGTATAAATAATTTATATTATCATTAAGAATTTTCAATAAAAATCCACTAAAGGAGTTAAAATGTCAGAAGAAAATAAAGTAGAAGCTCAAACTACCAGCACACAAGCTGAAACAAATGACAGCACTAAAGCTGAACAAAAAAATGTACCATATGATAGATTTCAAGAAGTAGTCCAATCAAAGAATGATATGGCAGGACAAATTGGTAAACTACAAGCACAGATAGATAAGATGAATAGTGATAATAAATCAAGAGCAGAAGCTAAGATGGTTGAAGATGGAAAGCTGAAAGAAGCACTTGATTTAGTTACTAAAGAAAGAGATACTTTTAAAGGTCAAGCAGAACAATGGAATACATATCAGACTGATAAAAGAGATTCTCTAATGTCTAAACTAACTGATGATACTGATAAATCTATTGCAGAAGGTTTGAGTGATTTAAATAAACTAGAAACTTATGTTAATAAAGTAGTTAATACAAATGCTCCATCTACTTCAAAAGCTAGGGCCACTACTGGTAAAGCAGGTGAAATGGGTGGTTATTCATCATGGCAAGAGTTTGCTATGAAAGATCCTAAAGGTGCTGAACAAGCAATTAAGGATGATACAACTAACTTTATTAAATAGATACTCAAAATGAAGGCTCTTTGAGCAGTTGAAAGAGTATAAAAATTAAGGAGTGTTACAATGGCTAACACAGATGTAGGTGTTGCAGCAGGTGGTTTAGGGAAAACCATAGCAGCAGCAATAGTTCAATTCAATAAAGCAGCAGTTACTCCTGCAACTATCTCAATGGCAGCAGCAGTAAAAGGATCAAATACTGTTCAATTTCCTGTTTATTCAAAATTAGCTGTTACAGCAGTTACTAATGAAGCAACAGGTGATGAAGATACAGAAGTAGCAGCAACAAGTATTACAACAGCAGCAACAAGTGTTGAAGTATTAAGAAACCATATTAATGCTAGAGTTACTGATTTAGCAGCATATGGTAATTCAGATGCTTTAATGGTTAATGCTGGACAAGTGCTAGGAAATGCAGTAGCAGCAGAATTTGATGCAAATATATGTGCAAGATTTGATGCTTTTGCAACTTCTAAAGGTACTTCAACTGAGGGTTTAACTTGGGTTGATATAATGGATGCAGTAGCTTCATTAGAAACTAATGATGCTCCAAGACCTTATTCAGCAGTTTTACATCCTCAACAAATGTATGGTTCTTTTGGTTTATCCAATGAATTAGGACAAGTAGCAGCAGTTAATAATAGTAATGGTGCATTTGGTGCAGGTTCAAGTACAGCAGAACAATTTTTACAAGCTGGATTTGTTACTACATTAGCAGGTATCAATTTCTATACTTCACCTCAAGTAATTGATGGTTCTGATAGTACAGAAAAGAAAGGTGCTATATATGCTAAGACAGCATTAGGCTGTGGTTACATTGATTTTGGTGGAGGTAGCTTCATTGAAATGAGAACTGAAAGAAATGAGCTAGGTGCTTCAACTAACTTAGTAGCTAATGGTTACTGGGCAAGTGCAGAGCTTGTTGATTTACATGGTGTTGAAATATTCACAGAAATATCATAGTAAACAGTAAATAATATAGGGGAGTGTCATGCTCCCCTATATAATCCTTATGAAAGATAAAAAAGATATAGGCAATTTAAATAATAAAGAATTTGGTGTAGAGTTAGATCCTAACAATGATTTGAAATTAGTAGAAGATGATGTTAAAGGACAGAAGGCATCTTATAAAGGAAGTGATATGAGTTATACAGATTATATTGCTGAAGTAGGTAGTAGAATTAATAAAGGTAAAAAAGGGAAGGGGACAACAAATTTAGGTTCTTTTTCTGGATTTGGTAAAGGAACATTAAAGAAACCATATAAGGAGTAATCAAGTGGGTAAAATCAAAAAAGAAGAAAAGAAAGTAGAAAAGAAAAAATCATCAGGCAAGTTTAAAATAACTAAGCCTAATGGAAATGTTATATATAGAGATGGATTAGGTGATTATGTTAAAATATATGAGTCTAAAGGTTGCAAAGTGGAGGAACTATAATGTCTAATATAATTTTTACACCAACAACAACTGAAGCAGCATTAGGTACAAACACAGGAGCAGCATCTAATGTTGGCTCTAGTCAATATGTAAGATTACATAATACTGCTGCAACAGGAACAGAATATTTAGTTACATTAGAAGAAAGTGGTGGAGATGATATTGGTACATTTTCTTTAGATGGTTCAGATAGTGTTATAATAAGAAAGAATGCTACTGATAAATTATTTGCTGCAAATGCAGCAGTTTTAGCTTGTGGGGTTCATGTAATATTTCCTGCACAGCCAAGAAAATACTCAAAATCTTCTGATTAATGTCCTTAATAGATGATATTAAGAGGATGGAAGGTTTTTCATCTGAAGTATATGCCTGTACTGCTGGATATGACACTATTGGTTATGGTAAAAGAGTAGATTATCTTCATGTAACCAAGAAACAAGCAGAAGAATGGTTGAAGCAGGACCTGGAGGACCTACATGATGTAGTAGTGGCTACATTTGATTGGTTTGAGTTTATAGATTCAGAAGCACAAGACATTGTTATGAATATGTGCTATCAGTTAGGCATAAAGGGTTTTAGTAAGTTCAGAAAAACAATTCAATATTTAAAAAACAAAAACTATAAAGCCTGTAGTGAAGAAATGCTAGATAGTAAGTGGGCCAGAACAGATTCCCCTAATAGGGCAAAAGAACTAAGTGATAGAATGGCTTCTATAGATGGATAAAGAAGTCAAGCAATATAGAAACTTAGTATTAGTACACCTAGATTATATCAAAGAAAAAGTAGATCATAATGCAGATCAACTTAAAGCTATTAATGGTAGATTAAGAACTGCTGAGAATAATATATGGTGGATTAAAGGTATAGGCTCAACATTAGCATTCATATTTACTATAGTGATGGGGATATTATATAAGGATTAGTATATGTTCTGTACAAATTGCCACTCCTCTAAAATCATTAAATGTGGTTTGGATAGAGGAAGGCAAAGATATGAGTGTAATAAGTGTGGATTTAAATCCATATATACTATTGAGAACTTAGAACTAATACAGGAAAATGTAAGACTAGCTAAACAAAAACAATCAGCACAAGACTTAAACAGAATAGAAAGAAAGTCTTTTAGGGAATATGCTAGGATTGAAAATGCAGTTAGTGAATATAATAAAAGATTAGTACAGCTTTTTGACAAATACAAACTATCTAAATATGTTAAGAAACATAAGGAAGATAATAAGTCAGTTGGTGTTATCCAGTTTAGTGATGTTCACTTTAATGAACTTGTTAATTTAGAACATAATAAATATGACTTTAGTGTAGCATCTGCAAGGTGTAAGCTGTTTACAGAAAGAGCTACTACATATTTCAAAGCTATGGGAATAACAAATGTATTAATGGTTCAATCTGGTGATTTGCTTAATAGTGATAGAAGATTAGATGAGTTATTATCTATGGCTACAAATAGAAGTAAGGCTACATTCTTAGCTGTTGATATACTACAACAAGTTATATTACACTTAAATGAAAACTTTAATGTGTCAGTATGTATGGTTACTGGTAATGAATCAAGAGTTAAAAAAGATTGGGGATGGAGTACATTAATAGCAACTGATAACTATGATTATACAATATTTCAAACACTTAGATATTTGTTTAGAGATTCTGATATAAAGTTTATAGATGGAGATCCAACTGAAGTTATAGTTGAGGTTGCAGGACAAAACTTATTAGTATTACATGGTAATGGTTCAATAAAGAAAACAGCAATAGAATCATCTATAAATCAAATCATAGGAAGATATAGATTAAGAGGAACTAAGATTGACTATGTTATCTTTGGACATATCCACTCTGCAAGAGTTGGTGATAATTACTCAAGAAGTTCATCAATGGTAGGTGCTAATGATTATTCTGAAAAAGCCTTGAATTTGGCTGGTAGAGCTTCTCAAAACTGCTATATATTCTATAACAATGGTAATAGAGATGGAATTAAAGTGGATCTACAGCATTATGGTGAAGGCTACAACATAGATAAATCATTAGAAGCATATAATGCTAAAAGCAATAACAAGTTGAATAGAGGAACAACAATATTTAAGGTGGTAGTTTAATGGATTGGTTAAATATACTAGAAACATATGGTGTACCTTTGGTAGTAGCCTGTGCTTTTTGGGCATTTATACAAAAGAGAACACATTTTATTGAGAATGAGTTACAAAAAGAATTAAGAGAATCATTTGCTAGGCAAGAAATGATTGTAATTAAATTAATTGATCAACAGAAGTTGATACAGATAGAATTAAAGAAAATGGAAACAAGTTATAGAGTATTAGCAGAAACTATAGCTAGGTTATCAGGAAATGGTTTAAGAGAAAAGATGCTAAGAAGGCTAGAGAAAAATGAATATTGAAGAACTAAATACTGTATATGCAATTATAAAAGTAACTTTAGATGATGTTGAAAAAAGAATAGCTAAATTAGAAGATAACTCACATCCTCCTGTATTTACAAAAGATAAATCTGAAGAATTTGATGCAAGATTACAGGTGATTGAAGCATTTTATAATAATATTAAATTAATAACAACAGATGACAAGGAGATTCACTAATGGCAGATTCAAATCAAATAGCTAATCAGTTTTCTGGTTTACCAATAGAAAACTTAATTTCAGCACCACTATTAGCAGCAGCAGAAGGTCAAAAATCACTAGCTTCAACTACTGCTCAGTTCATAACAGAAGTAGGAATGGATAGTAGTGGAAATACTAAATCAGTAACATTTAACTATGAAGATGGAACAGAAGAAGTTAAATTAGATGTACCATTATTATCTATTATAAACATACCTAGCTTATGTGTAGATAGTATTGATGTTGAATTTAATATGGAAGTATCTACTCAAAGTTCAACTAAATCATCTACTGATTCAAGTGCTACTGTAAATGCTTCATGTGGATTTGCTTGTTGGAAAGCATCATTTGAAGGTAAAGTATCACATCATAGTGAAAGTAATAGAAGCTCAGATACTTCTGCTAAGTACACAGTATCAGTTAAAGGTAAGCAAGAGAAACCAGAAGGATTGATGAAAGTTTTAGATATGTTAAATAGCTCAATAGGTAAAGGAACTTCTACAGCAAAAGCTGATGGAAAATAGTTATAAAAAAGGTTCTTTCCTTGACCATTTAACAAAGGGTTTATATGATGCTGTAGTTCAAGCACAAGCATTAGCTGAAAATCAACACATAGAAGCTCTTAAAAAGTTTTTTGATAAAGATGGTAAGCCTTTATGTATGGATATTAAAATTCCAAACAATGAAGGTAAAGAACTAGATGTAAATGTTCCACTTGCAACTTTAGCTCCACAAAGTTCAATTAAGATAAAAGAACTTACAATGGAATTAAAAGTTAAGATTGGTTCATTTGGTAAAAGGAAATCAAGATTAGGTGGTGGAATCTTTTGTAAAGAAGATGCAGGAGCAATTAATGCAGACTTAGGTGCATCTATATTGCCTAAAAGAAACCATTATGCTAATTTGAAAATAACTTTTGAAGGAACTGACCCTCCAGAAGGGTTAGTTAGATTAAACAATAACTTAATTAAACAGATACCATAAAGGAGAAAACAATATGGATTTTTTAACAAATAATTTTACAATGTTAGTAGGTGGTGGTTCATCAGCAATAGCTCTATGGCTATTAAAAAAGATACCTAATGAAGATATATATGATTGGGTTGAAACAGGTTCTTGTTGGTTAGGAACTGCTATGACTTTAGGATTAGGCAAATGGAAGTTAACAAAGAAACTATGGAACTCAACAATAGAGCCTTATTTTATTGATTTAGTAGATAATACAATAGGTGCAGCAGTAAAAGGTTTCATTAAAGGATTAAGATCAGATAAATAATGGGATTAAAATTATCACAGATAAGAAGGGCATTGGCTTCAGTATTTCAAAAGAAGCAAAGAAATAGTTTTCAATATGGAAAAGATAAGCCTTTAGATAAAGACTTGAAACCCTTTGATATTGGTGGTAAACAAACTATACTTGAATTATCTGAAAGTGAATTAAAAGTCAGAGGTACTATTGATGCTGAAGCTATTAGTGTCAATGGTGCTTCTGTGCAAACAGGAACAGATGCAGGTGCAACAGAATTAAATGAATTATCTGATGTAACATATTCAAGTGGTGATTTAACTATTACAGGTTTAGATACTATAGTTGCTGATGGTTTAATATTTGATGTTGATGGAGGGATTGAAATAAATGCTGATAGAGGAGATATAGTATTTAAAGATGCTTCTGCAAAAATAGCTACAATAGTTAATGATTCAGGTTCAATGTTTTTTTTATATAATATTGCTGATACAGGTGATTATTTAACAATAGAAACAACTTCAAGAGGAGCTAGTAGAATAGCAACAGTAGATGGTAGTGGTTCTAGTTCAGGGCATTTAACATTAGATCCTAATGGAGATTTGATTGTTTCAGGAGCAGATACAAAAATAGATGCAGCTAAAAAAATATATTTAGATGGTGGTACACATACATATATAGTAGAATCTGCTGATGATATATTAGATGTTGTTGTAGGTGGGGATATGCCTATAAGAATTTTGGAAAGTGATGATCAATGTTATACAAATTTTAGAGGTAGTGCAGCAGGATTTACTCAAAGTACAACAACCTACAATGCTACTGATACAGATGTTAATTTCAGAGTAACAAATAAATCAATAGTTACTTTTGGAGCAGGAAATATAACTGATGTTCAATTATTTTTTCCAGCTGTTTCAGGAAATTTTTTATTAGTATTAAAACAAGATGGTACAGGTAGCAGAACTGTTACTAATTGGAAGGCTTATGATAGTGCAGGTAATGCTGCAAGTGGAAGTGCAACAGTAAAATGGGCAGGAGGTTCTGCTCCCACATTAACAACAGATGCACATCATGTTGACATATTGAGTTTTTATTGGGATAATCAAAATGAAATAGCCTATGGTGTAGCAACACTAGATTTTCAGTTTTAATGCCTAATATTTTTTCAGGAACAAATGATGGATGGTGTGCTACAGGATTGGTTAGTGGTTGGGCTACAGCAAGAAGTCATGCAGGGGCTTTAGTAGATCTAAATAATATAGCAGATGCAATAAGTGTCATAACTATTCCAGCTATAGGCAATATTGGAATAAGGAGAGCTTTTTTTGAATTTGATACATCTGGAATATCTGAAGCACCTTCTGCTGCTTCACTTAATATATATGGTTATGTAGGAAATACAGCAGATGTTATTTTTGTAAGAGGAACACAAAGTTCTACTTTAGTAGCAGGAGATTTCAACTCTTTGCATAATTGTTCTACTGAATTAGCAGCTAGTGATGGCTCTGGAGCAGGAACTTTAGCAGGAGTATCAGGATTAGCATATTCTAGTGAGGTTTCAACTTGGAGCAATTCAGGTTATAATGAAATAACTTTAAATTCTACTGCTTTATCTGATATTGCTAGTTTAGATACATTTAAAGTTTGTATGATGGAATATGATCATGATTATTTAGACATAACAGTAACAAGTAGAGTTCAAGTGGGAAATTATTGGGCAGATAATGGAGGAATAACCAAAGATCCATATCTTAGTTATACAGCTGCTGTTACAGCAACAGACAATTCTGTGTTTTTTGGTTGCAATTTTTAAAATTTATGTTTAATAAAACAATTAATAGTTTATATTATACTGAAAGATAAAGGACAAATTTATGAGTTTGACATCAAAATCACCATCTGAAACATACAAAGACTTATTACATATGAACAATAGTAATAATGGTATTGATGGTACAGTAAGACAAGTTAAATCAGGACAGGGTGATGCTTCACCAATATCTGTATCTACAAACAAACTTTTAGTTAAGCCTTCTTCAAATACAACTGCTACATTAGATGTTCAAAATTCAGGTGGTACATCTATATTAAGTGTTGATTCTACAAATACTAGAGTATTAGGGCCTAACAATGTCTATATGAATACTCAGTATGCTTATTTTGGTGTTGCAGATTCATTATCTACAAATTGGTCAGCAAACACACACTATCCATTACCTTATACATCTAACTCACAAACTTCATCAGTAGAAGATAATATGACACTTGGAACAGGTACAGATCCAGCTACTACATTTACAACAGCAGATGGTTCTTCTACAGATGCTTCATTGATTGTACCAAAGATGTGGCTTCTTCCTGATGCTATTACTATAGATGCTGTTTATTCATTAGAAGGTGGTGATAATGCAACAGGAGCAACAACTAGAATGCACCTTATGAGTTATACTTTTACATCAGGTAGCACATCAGCATTGACAGAAGGAACATTACTAGCACATAATTCAGATGTAACTAATGCAGGTAGTGAACAAGCATATAAATCAACTTGGACTGTAGATAGTGCAAGTGTAGCAGCAGATAAAGTTATTTTAGCAACATTTTTAACAACAGATGTAACTGGTGACTATTCAGCATCAATAGTAGTTAAATATCACTTATAAAATTAATAGGAGTAAAATATGGCATATGGAAATAATAGAGCAGGTAATGGAAATGGAAACAATAGAGGTAGTTTATCCAATGTTTCTGTTAATTTATCTATAGATGGTGAATCTAGTGTTGATTGTGAATCAATAAAAAATTATTCAGATTCTTTTTCAATATTACAAGAAGTAAGTGGTGGTTCAGATAGTTTTATATCATTAGTTAAAGCAAGTAAAGACCCAGCAGAAAGTAGTGTCCATAATGCTAAAGTAGTATTAGTTAAAAATGTAAGTAATATAACAGCAGAATTATTATTTAAAGTTCAAGCATGGAAAGATAGTAGTAGTGTAGATGCAGTTAATACTGATGCTTTAGGAATGTCTACTGAAACAAGGAATTTTAGATACTGGAGTACCATATTACCAGCAGGTGAGTTTTTATATTTACCAAATAGTAGATATGTTGCATATGAAAATGCTACAGCAGGAACAGTTGAATCAGCAGCCTATGCTCCAGTAGGTGCTATAGCTATAGAGCCAAAAGATATTAATAGTGGTAATGAATTTAGTGCAGTAGCAGAAATAGGTTCTGGGCCTAAATATGGTAATGGAACAGCAGAATTACTTACTGAAGATGTTGCTCTTGATGAAACTGAAATAAATACAGATGATGGTGATTGGTATAAAGCAGGGGATTTAATTATGGTTGACAGTGAGGTTATGGAAGTTCTTTCTGTATCAGTAGAAACAATAACTGTTAAAAGGGGATTACTTGGTTCAACTGAACAAACTCATGATGATGATGATCCTGTATTATATTTCTTTGGTAATGAATATTTACCATACAATGTAGGGAAGTGTATGTCAGATAAAGAAGGTAGATTCAAACAAAGAGGAGCATTTTTTGGATATACTAGAACTACAGATGAGATTGTAGATGGGCTTGTGCCAGGTAGTGTGGCAATTAATATAGGCTATATAGAAGGAGGCTTCTTAGATTGGGGATTACAGGGAATAAAAGCCAATGATAAAACAGGTTTAGCAGCATCAACAGCATATGCAATAACCTTTGTAATAGATGAGTATAATGTAGGTGGTATAGATAGCACATCCACTGAGCAGATAGTATCATTTACAACAGATGCTTCAGATACTACATTTGCTGGTAGTTCTAATGCTGTATTACCTAAAATACAAGATGCAATAGATGCTTTTTATTATGATGATGCTTCTGGATTAAGGAATAAAAAAGTAACTATAGGTTTACATAGAGGAGATGTTAGAGTTAAATCACATTCAAATCATTCAGAAACAAGAGTTGGAATATCAAAATCAACAAGTGGCACATCACCATTTGATGTTGGAAGATTTCCAGCACTTAGTTCTAATGTTCCAGTTCTTATGGGTACTCCACATGGTGGTGGAACAACAGATACAATAGTTTATGGGCCTAAATCTTCTTTAGCACTTGAAACTATAGATGATCCTGTAACAAATAAACAAATTACTAATACAAGTGCATTTATATTTGATGATGGTAATGGAAGATTAATGTATAAAGGTTCACAAGTAGGCAGTATTGACTATGAGAAGGGCCATTGTGAATGGCAAATACCAGAGCTGCCTGAAGCAGAATTTAAAGTATATGGACAATCACATTCAGCACATTCAGGTGGTTATAGTTATATTCCTTCTGGTTATAACTCAATACAAGAAATATCAGGCAGAAGTGTAAATGCAAAAGAAAAATCTAAATTACAAGTAGTTATATATGGTTAGGAGAATATAGATGGCAACAAATTTTAAATATGCAGGAATAGCAGATCTAACTAAATACTTTAATAGAGTTAATGATTTTGATTCTAAAGTTCAAATATTTCCAACTTTAACATCAGGTAATCTTCATTTATTTAGAGATTCTGGTTATGTAGATAAACTATTTCTTAATAGTGAAGAACTTGCAGCAGCACAATCAACATCAGGAGCAGTTGATAGTAATGGTGAGTGGTTCTATAATGCAGACACAAATCAAGTAGAATATTATAATAGTAATTATTCATCAACTACAATAAATGAACAAGTATTTGAAGCAGGGCAAGATTTTACATCATTCTTAGAACAAACATTAGTTGATGCTTCTTTAGAGTTACATAATTATTTAGATATGAGGTACTCAACACCACTTGAAAAAATTAAACAAGTAGATACTGATACTGCTGCTGTATCAGCTGCTGAAGAATATGATCCAATTATAATTAAAGCAGTATGCTATATTGCAGCATCAAATATGATAAGAGCAAAAGAAGGCTCTAGTGAAGAAGCAGATTATTTTCATAGCTTAGTAACTAATCCAGAAAGAACAGGAATAATAGATAAACTAAATGATGGTATATATAAATTATCACATGAGGTAGATGCTAATGATAAAAAAGGTTCTATAAGACATAGAGCAGTTTCTGGAACTATGGATATAGTAGAACTTGCAGGTGAATATAATGGTGAATCTTATGATTTATTAAAAGTAGAAGTTGAAGCAACAGGTGCATATGGTACTGGAACATTTAAAGTTCATTATTTATCTAATGACCAATTATTTGGAGGAACTACTACACCAGAAACTATTACAGGTGGATTACAACACATTCATGGTGGCTTATATGGTAGATTTCAAGGTGCAAGTGCAACAGATGGTGATATATGGGAAATAGAAGTACATGGTTCACATAGGAAGCCAACAAATAAGAGCAATTTTACTATTGAAATGGTTAGATAATGGCAGTTACCTATGCAAACACTTGGAATAATATAAAAGTTGCTTTAATGAGCAAAATTAAGGCAGAGATGAAATGTCCTATATTCTCAGGAAGCTATACAGAATCAAAGGCAAATCAGTTTATTAAGCTAATTTCTGTTGGATCTATTCAAGGTGATGTAACTAAATCATCAGAGCATAGAACATTTAATATTACTATTGAATATTATATTATGGATAGAAAGAACTCAGAATTTGAAAAATATGTTGATAATCAAGTTAGCATATTAGAAGCATTAGTGCATGATAATCCTACATTATCATTAGCAGATTCTACAACTGCTTATAATGTGATGATTGGAGATTGTACTAGAAATGTAGAAATAGAAGATCATGAGGAATACAATGTATCTACTTGGGATTTATCATGTGAGCATTTAAGTAATTTAGGATAAGGATAAAAATATGGCTAAATATAAAGCAAAGGCAAGTTATAAAGAGTTAGATGATAGTGAAAATTTTAAATCTTTAAAATCTTGTTCAACTCATTTAAGACTAAAAGCAGGATTAGTAGTTGAATGGAAAAATGAAATAACAGAAGTTTTAAAGAAGCATTTAACAGAAATAAAAAATACCAATAAAGGAGGTAAAAAATAATGGCTTTAAGTACAGCTTTTCAAACAAGACAAAATACAAGAGTTATAATTGGAACAGAAGCTACTATGGGAACTGCTGCATTAGCAACAGCAGATAGTATAGAAATGCCTGTAACAGATTATTCATTTGATGAAATACATAAACATTCATTAAGTGTAGCACCTCCAAGAACTGGTAGTGGTGCATTTACACAATCTGATGATATGGTAAAATGGCAAAGACATGATAGAATGTTTGATATATCTATAACATTTCATGGTACTGCACAAGCAATAAATAGAGTTTGTTTAACTTTATTTGAAGATGGTTCATCACCAAATGTATTACAAGGTGATATGCCAGATACTACTGATTTTAGAGATGGGCAAAGCAATACTGTACCTGTAACATTATGGTTTGAAAATTCTGCTCATGCAGGGCATGGAACTGATTTGTATTTCACATCTTGTTTATGCACAGGATTAACATTAACTGGTGATATAGCAAGTAATGGTGGTGTAGTTATGTGTACTGCTACATTCCAAACTGCTTATGCACCAACAGAAGGAGCATTAACATTTTCAGGTGGTGCTGGAGCACATACTGTAATTAGTGATCAAACTACAATGTTTAATATGCATGACTTAACAGTTGAAACATTAAATGAGCAAGATTTACTATTGTATGGTTTTGATTTAGCAATAGCAAGGCCTATTAATAGAATTGGTTTTGATAATGGTAGTAACTTTAAACCACATGGATATGCTTTGGGTGGATATGAAGTTACAGGCTCACTAACTTGTAAAAGAGATGCTGAAAGTTTAGAAGCTATAGATGCAGATATGGCTACACCACAAGCATTAGCTTTATCAGCAGGTGATGTGTTTCAAATTGATGCACCAAAATGTATAATTGATAGTGCAGGAATTAGTATGGATGATGATGGTTGGAAACAAACTATTCCATTTAGATGTACCTATTCTGGTGCAACTTCAAGCACTATTGTTAGTATTAAAACAGCATAATTAAAAACATGAGGTAAAAATGAAAGCAAAGGTAAAAGGGGAAAACATTAAGCAGTTTAATGTTGAGATTAAACAATTAACATTAGATGAGAGAGCAGAAATAAATGATATGATTATAGATACTGAAATGTCTAAAAACTTTTCATTTTGGTTAAAAATCATCAGAATAGGAACAGATTGGACTGATGAAGAAATTAACAATTACTCTACAGATGAAATAATAGCAATAGCTGGGTGTATTATAGAGGAAACAAATAAAAAAAAATTGAAGAAATAAAATTTTTACTTAATATTTGGATTTCTATAAAGGGTTTAAAAAATAATGGTTATAATGGCTTTGTTTTTCCATATAAGGCATTAAGTCCAGTAACTAGAAAAAAGAAGCTATTTAATAGCATAGAGGATGTATATTTGGAACTTATTATATGTTATGATGAACTTGCTAATAAAAATATTGAAGCTATAGGTGAAACATTATATATAGAACATTTTTTCTTTTGTAACACTTATGATTTAGTAGATTCAAAATATCAACAAAGAATAAAAGAATATAACTTTTCAAAAGCATTTAGTTGTCCTCCATATCCTTCATTAAAAGATACTCCAGCACAAGTTATTGATGAATTTCTAGCAATAGAAAATGAAATTGATTATATAAGAAAATCTAACAAAGGTAAAGAATAATGGCAGGTGGAACAAAATATACAATAGATGTTCAAACAAGAGGTGCAAAACAATCTGAAAAACAGATTAAAGGTGTTAATGCTTCACTTGGTAACTTAGCTAAAAAGGCAGCAACAGCAGCAGGTGCTTACTTTGGTGCAAGAATGTTATTAGATGGTATTAAACAATCAATACTAGCATTTGGACAACAAGAGGAAGCTGAAAAGAAATTAAGATTTGCAGCAGGGGATATGACAGATGCTTTGATTAGACAAGCTGAAGCATTACAACAAAACACCAGATTTGGTGATGAACAAATAATAGCTCAACAATCATATCTTGCTTCATTAGGATTAACACAGCAACAAATAGAAGATACTATATCAGCTTCACTTGATTTGGCAGCAGCTACAGGAATGTCTTTAGAATCTGCTGTAATGAATACAAGCAAAACATTAAGTGGTATGGCAGGTGAACTTGGTGAGAAACTAGGGCCAGGCTTTAGAGAAATATCACAAGAAGCATTAAAAGCAGGTGAAGGTATTAAATTTATAGCTGAACAATTTGGTGGAACAGCACAAGCAGATGCTTCATCTTTTAATGGTCAACTGGATCAAATGAAAAATGCAGTAGGTGATGCAGCAGAAGCATTAGGTGAATCACTTGCTCCTATAGTAACTAAAATAGCTAAAGGATTAAAGTCAGCAGCAGAATCCTTCCAAACATTTATGAGAGCCACTACAGAAGGAGGATTAGAGCAAACTATAAGAGAAATGAAAGCATTAGGAATGAACACTAAAGAACTTGAATTATCTTTAGTAAGGGAGAAACAATTAAGATTAGAATCTACTACTGCAATACATAACCAACAACTAGCAGCAGAAGGATATGCAGATGCAGAAGAATTTTTAAATGATATAATGACCAATAGAAAACTTTTGTTACAATGGATGGAGCAGGAACAAAAGATAATGAACTCAGATGCAGATGAAGAATCTAAAAGAAAGGCCAAAGCAGATTTTGAAGAAGCACAAAGAATGCTTGAAACTAATACACAAAGAATTGATATGATACAGCAATTAGTTAAAGATCAAGAAAAACTAAATAGGTTAAAATTAGAAGAACAAGCACTTAATACTGAAATACATACAGATAAGCAAAAAGCAATAGATGAAGAAGAAAACAAATTAACTAAAAAAGAAAAAAAACTTGCTGGGCTTATTGCAGGAAACTTAGAAAAACAAACTGCAAACATATTAAAATCTAGTACAGTTAAAAAGGGAAGTGCTATACAAGAAGGTACAGAAAATGCTTACACTATGGCTCAAAATGCTTATAAGGCATTTGCTGATATAAAAATAGTAGGGCCTGTATTAGGTGCTTTAGCTGCTTCTGCTGCTTTTGCTTTGGGAATGAGCCAAGTTCAAGGTATTAGGTCAGCACAATATGGTGCAGACTTTGTTACAGATGGGCCACAGATGATGATGGTTGGTGAGGGTAGTGGGCCAGAAAGAGTACAGGTTACTCCATTAGTAGATCCTAATCTGGAAGGGCCACAAGGTGGTGGTGGGGTAACATTAAATATAAGTGGAAATGTCCTTCATGAATCTTTTGTTGAGGATGAGATTATTCCTCAAATAAGGGAAGGTTTAAGAATGGGTGAGAACATGGGCATATAATGATATTATCAGAAAACTTTTTAAAAGATACAAGTGGTAGAATTTATAATATAACTCCTATAGTTCTTATAACTTCTTATGATGCTAATAAAAATCATGTAATAGAACATTCATTTTCTACAGATAGGCTTATAATACCAGTTGATGGAATTAATGTAAGTACACATCCTATTATACAAAAAATTAGTAATATTAAATCTGGTATTGATTATGATTCTAAAAAATTAAAAGTAAACAGAATGAGATTTACATTATATAATTATTATGATGTAAATAATAAGTTTTTTGATGTTGCTAATGTTAATGATTTTACATCACTACATAATTTAAATATATTAATATATTATAAAACACAATCTACAACACAAATAGAATTACCTAATCCTGATGTAAATACATTTGCAGATAACTCCTGTTCTTTAATCTTTGTAGGTACAATAACAAGAGTATCAACTACTTCTGATAATATTTCAATACAGGCTGAAGATTCAACTATAATACAAATTACTGATGAGCAAGTACCTTATAAAAAAATTGATTATTTATCTAGTAGTGAAAAACATAAACTTCCTAAATATTCAGAAAAAGATACAGTACCTATGACTTATGGAGATGTAGATAAAGCACCTTGCTATCCTATACATTCTTCTTCAGCAGGTGCTGATGCTTATATATTACATGATAGGCATTCATTATATGGGCCATTTATTACTAATCCTATACCACACAATATTAAATATCATAGGTATATAAGGTCATATCATAATACTAGCAATACATATAATGAATCATCAGAAATATATGGTTGGAATTATATTTATAAAGATGATAATGAAACATATTTAGCTTTAGACATGGCTTCAGCTTATGAACATCCTAATTCCCTTTCTGGTGCAGGTGGTGGTGTTAGCAATAGTAATGCTTATCATCCTAGTTTTAATCATGACAATTCAAACAAATATGCTAAAACAATTTATGATTTAAATAAAGCAAAATCTGTTGAAGGTAATACAAGTGCTGCTTATACTTATGTATTTCCAGAAATTAGAGGTTCTTCAGCAATAAATTCTGAATCTTCTATGGATGAAGTTGCATGGTTAAAGTATTCATATCCAATAAGTGCTATAAGCACTAGCACAAGAAGCACTTACACACAATTAGCAGATTTAAAAACAACAGGCAGCAATATAATAGGTTCTGATGAAGAATATTGTTTTAGTAATAATGGTTTTGAAAGAGAATGGTATAGACATTCTGATTCTATTAATTATTACAGGAAAGATGAATATAAGTATTTAAAAGCACAGGGTGGCAGTAACCAATATGCTTCATACTCTTATAATGATGAAGATGATTGGAAAGCATCAAGAAGGTTAAGAAAAAACAGGTTTACTGTTTTAACTCTTTCTGAAAGTATAAGACTAATAAATGGGCATATGGATTTAAGAGCCATTAAAGATGGATCAACAGACAATCCACAAGCTCATGGTGATTGGCAGCATACTTGTTCTATAAGAATACTACCTATTGATAAGAATTTATTTAAGATTTTTGAAGATGAAGGTGGTGATGATGATGACATATTTGATACACTTGAAGAAACTTATGGTGATGAATTTGATTTAACAACAACACTAGATGAAGCTAATGTTGATGATTTAGATGATTTTTATTATTGGTTTAAATGGTATGTTCAGCAACATTCAGCAGCATTACCATTAGGGCAATATGGTGGTTCAAAATATCACACAAGCTATAATGGTATTGAGATGTACCCTGATTGGCAAGGGTCACAAGATGAATATGTACCTTGGGCTGGAGACCCTTGGATAGAGCCTATTTCTCCTATTGTTTTTAATCAGCATTCCACATATGGCCAAGATGGATATGGTAATAGTGAAGGTATTTATGGTGGTAAAATATATGAAACACCTAAAAATATGTTACCATTTGAAACTGATAAAATTTTAGTTATAGCAACACCTGTTGGGTTTTTAGGTAATGAAGAAGATGCTTTAGGAGATAACAGAACAATTACACTAGGCTATCAAATAGGACAATGTGCATTTACATCACATGAAAGAGATAGTTTATTTGGTGATAAATTATATGCTTCCATTACAGGTAGAGCTATGAGCTTATATGCTAATCCACTTCAGTTTTTTGCACCAAACTTTAATATTACAGAATATTATACAAGTAGTTTTGGGTTAGGTTCAGCAGGTGGAGAAAATGCAGGATTTAGATTATGGTATGAAGGAACAGATGGAGCAAGGCCTTCAAGTTATGAGGATATTTGTGATGATATAATGAAACAAGTTGGTGAACACTCATTAGCATGGGAATATTATAATAATTGGAAAGCTACATATACAAACACTTCTACTCCAGCTAATGGTTATTATAGCTTACTTGAAGATTTGCATGATTTGTTACAGCCACTTGATAGCTTTAGTTATAGACCAGATCCATCTTTAGATGATTCAGCTTTGTATTTATGTCCATTTATAGTTAATAAAATATTGATACCAAACTGGAAAAGATATTTATACTATTTATTTAGAATGATTGTTAATAGAGAATTAGATTCAGATGGTAATTATTTAACAAGCAATTATCATTCAGGTGCTTATGATAGAAACATACAAGAAGATTATGAAGATGGATTATCTGGTTGGTCTAAATTTAGGGAAGAATTTGAGTTTTTATTTCAACAAGTATTTAGTTACTATTATAATACTAATGATATTGAAAATGAAATGGGTGCTTTTGCAAGATATAATAACACTTATAGTGTAAATACAGACCATTCAGTTGATACTTCTACTATTAATGATTTTAATGATATAATGGATAATAACTTAGGTTTAGGTTATGATTTAAAAGATGATATGCTAGAAAGATATTCTTCTTATTGTAATGAAGATCATTTAACATTTTATAATTATTCTGTTGAATTACCTCAAAAACATGAATTATATCAAGTTTGTGATGGTGCTTTAAGAATTTGGAAATTCAATGGCAATTTAGAACAATTAGATATAGATTCTAATATTATATACAGACCATCTGATATTGTGGTACATATGTTAGCTTATGAAGTAGGCTATGGAATTACAGGAACACCATTTGGCTATGGTTCTAATTATCCTATGTTAGATATAAATAAATGGGATTATGATTCTATAGCAAAATCAAGAGATGCACATAAAGGCTGGGAAATGGGTTTTTCTATTGATAGCCAAGAAAATATACAAGATTTAACTGAAGAACTATTATCAGAAACTAAATCCTACATTAAGTTTACACAAGAAGGAAAACTAGGATTTGTTACTATTGATAATAGATATACAAATGATGATATAGATTTAACTTTAGATGTTGATGATGTTGTCAATTATAAAATTACTAAAAGCAGAATAGAAAATGTGTATGCAAAATCAAGAACATTTTATAGGTATGATAATGGACATGATAAATATTTAAAAAAATTAGGAAACAGAGAAGCATCAGATTTTCTACCTTTATATACTGAAGATTATTATACTTTACCTGATTCAGCAAGAACAAAAGAGTTCAATCTTAGATATATAACTCATACACAAACAGCTAAAGAATTTCAAAAGCATCACCTATTAAACAACTGTAACCAACATAATATTATAGATTTAGAACTTCCTTTATCCTATATAATGGAGATTGGTAATATTATACATATACCATTAATAGAAGATTCAAAAGCATTTGGATTTGATTATAGTGTTTTAAACTTTGTAAATGGGCAATATATATATCCTTTATGGCTTGTAACAGATATAGATGTAGGACTAGAAACCTTAAAAATTAAAGCATATCAATTACACTATTTAGATGCAGGAGATGATCATGGATATGTAGAAGCAGGTGTTGAGCAAGTAATATATGGTGTAACACAACAATATTCTTCTATGAACTTTACAGATGGTTCTCCTATACCTATTAAAAATTATAATCCATATGCTACTACAAATATACTTCCTAATGGAAATGATGCAAATGATTTAGCTGTAAGTTATTTATCATTTGATAGTTCTGAAACTAATGTAGCAGATTTAGTTGATTTAGTAGATATGGTTTTAAATGATGAAGATCCATCACCAGGTGTATTAGAAACCTTTAAATATAATTCTGATGGAAATATACAAAGTGGTTATAACAGACAGACAATAAACATTGTAGATGTTGTAAATGTTGCAAATGTAATATTAGGGCAATAGCATGGAATATACTAATCAAATAGACAATATTAATTATAAACAAATAGTAAACAATGATGTTTTATATGTTGGAGAAACAGTTGTTTCAATTAAGACAAATATTGATTTTAAAGCAATACTTATAAAACATAAAAATGATTTCTCTTGTTCAACATTACTTCCTAATAGTTTTATAATTAAAAAAACAGATAATAAAATTTTGATTTTAAAAATAAACAATGAAAAATATACTGATTTAGACTTATTTACATATAGAGGTGTTTTTACAGGACACCAAGTAGATGTATATGGTGATGCAGGTTTAATTACAAATCTACATATTAACAGAGATACTATAGTTAGCTGGGATAATTTAACACCTATAATAGATAAAGATGGAAACAAAACAGAACAAGCATGGGAAAATTTAAGCACTTGGTATGAAAAAATGTCTTTTGATGGTAGAAACAATTATATTAATGCTCTTGTATCAAGACCAATTATATTAGATGAAGATGCTACACAAGATGTTATGTATAAGAAATTAGAATATAAAGAATATTATGAAAAACAAATACCACTAACAAATGGGTTAGATGAATATAGTGAAATAGTAGGTGGTTTATATACATCTGGAAATGCTTATAAAATTAAAGGTTCAAAAAATTCTTATAGTGGATTTTATCATTATCATATAAGAACAAAAAAAGTTATGACAGGTAAGCACCACACTCAAAGCTCAGAAGAATTAGTGAAATATAAAAGCAGAAAGGTTTAGTTATGGCAACAGGTTACTATCAAACACCACAAGCACCAAGATTATATGTATCATATCTGTTATATGCTTATGCTACAGGAGGATTGGGTTCAGCTTATGGAGAAAACATTACAGATGAAGAAGCAATACAGTTGATACAACTTGATCCAACAAACTATTTAGAGATAGAACCTGCTGATGACAATCATGGCTTTTGGTATAAATTAGTTCCTGATTATGTTATACATGGTGATACTGATTATGGAAAAGATTTTTGGAATTTTAATTATGCTATGGTGTTAGGGCATAATATGGCAGACTTAGGTGCTGGGTTAAGAATTTTTGCAGCAGAAATAGACCCAAACAATAAAGATAAAGGAGTTTGGAGCAATAAAACAGAATTATCATCTACTGGAGATGCAACTACTATTAAGAATTTTACTCCATTTCCTAATGCTATACACTATAATGGTTGGTCAGCTTTAGAAATTAATCAACAGCCAACATCAGACCAGCCTTATTTTGTTAGTTTTAATTTTGATAATGATGACTACCAAGAAACAGACCCTTACTTTTTTAATTCTGGTGATTCTATTAAAGTTGGAACTTTTATGCTAGGAAAATATTGGGATGCTCCTCAAAATGTAGATTTAAATACATCATTATCATATTCATATGGTGTTAAACAAAAAACAACTAAATCTGGTAAATCATTAACAAATATAAACTGGACAAAGCCTAACTCATGGGTAGATGGTAATGAACCATTTGGATTAACAGAACAATATACAATACCAAGAGGTGATAGCCATCACAGAAAAACAGGTAAAAGAACATGGAAAATGAACTGGACTTCATTAGAACCTAAATATGTTATGAATCAAAATCCAATGTTAAATTCTTTAGGATGGGAAAATAAAGATAATTACCAAACAGATTTTCATGATAATAGTTTATATAATATAAAAGATAGTAATGATGGTGATAGTTCACTTGGAGATTTCTATACAGATGTTATACATAAAACACTAGGTGGTAGTTTACCAATGGTGCTACAACTAGATAAAAATGATGCTTCACCTTCAAACATGGCAATAGTTAAAATGACTAAACCTCCCACAATAACTCAGAAAAGTCCTAATCTCTATAATATTTCAATTACCTTAGAGGAACAAATCTAACAACTCTCTCTCCTTCCCCTTACCTTAGACTGTAGAGAAAGATTAAGCCACTTTAATTAGTGGCTTTTTCTTTGCTATAAAAATAATTGTTTGTTTATATTAATATTATTTTATATATTTATATGTGAGAAATATATTTAATAACAATATGGAGAATAAAATGAAAACAATAAAATTAAAATTAAATAGAAAAGAATTTGAAACATTAGTTTTATTATATGAAACAAGTGATTTTATATATACAGATTATGATGCAGTTAAAATAGTTGAAGATACACATTATACAGGAACTATTGAAATTCAAGATACAGATAAGTTTATAGAGTTTTTAAATGATAAGATGGATATGGAATGGCTAAAGGTTGATAAATTTGGCAAAGGTGTTGATTTCATTCCAATTAAATATAGAAATACATTTAATATTATTAGATCTATTAAACAAAAACTTACTGATTTGGAGGTTAAATAATGAATAAATATTTAATACACTCAATAACAATTATATTATCAGTAATAGTCTTAAATCACTATTATAGATACCTAAATTACCTTCCTTTCTTAGTTTTATTGGTTTTTTGGGTTATAGCATCATTTATAATAATAAGGCTAGAAAACAGCAAATTTTAATAATAAGGAAAATATGCAAAATTTTATACAATTCTTAATATGGTTACATAAGGTTAAACAATTTGATACTATGGCTATTATTAGAGTAGTTGAGAATCCTGAATCTTATGATGAATTATATAAGAAATTCAAAGAATATATTAAAGAATAACAAAAGGTAAGGAAGGAGAACAAAATGCCAGTAAAAATACATGGTAAGGAATATCTAACTGTAGCAGAGAGGTTAGATATGTTAAATAAGAAAACAAAGGGTGATTACAGTATAATGACTGAGCTTCTTAAATGTGAAGATGGTATTGTTATAATGAAGGCTACCTTAAAAATAGGTAACAATGTTTATACAGGCCATGCTTCAGAAGAAATTGGTTCATCACAGATAACAACTACTTCATACCTTGAAGTATGTGAAACAAGTGCTTGTGGTAGATCTTTAGCAATGGCCAATCTTCAGGGAGGGGAGATCAGTAGTGCAGATGAGTTAATCAATGCTTTAAAACAACAAGAATCTAAGCCTGTAGCTAAAAAACCTGTAACTAAATCTAAACCAATAACTGTAGATGCTATTAAAGAAAAGTTTGGTGAAGATAGTGTTGAGGTTATTGATGATGGACTTGTTAAATATCCAGTTACTTTTGGTAAGCATAAAGGTAAGGAATGGAAAGATGTTGAAGAATCTTATGTTGTTTGGGTTGCTAATAATAGTAAAGTAGATTGGCAGGTTGATGAAGCTAATGCTGAACTACAAAGAAGAAATGGTAAACCAAAAAGAAAATCTGGTGGTGTTTCTGATGTTGCATATGAAATGCAAAGCAAAGATTCAGGTGATGAAGGTGTTAATTTACAATCTGAAATGCCAATGTAATGGAGAAGAAAATGGCTGATAAAGTGAAAAATGCAAGAGTAATAGCAATAGATGCTCATACTCATAAAATTCTTAGGATCTATGCAGCACAGAATGATAAAGGTATTGCTGAGGTTGCAAATAAAGCTATACTTCAATATATAGCTACATCAGAAATGATTAAATCATGATTTGTAATATTTGCAAAAAAGAGATTACTAAGGATAATGTTGTAAAGAATGGCCCTTATAAAACAAGAAAATGTAGGAAATGTTTAAACAAGATTATAAGGGCCTATAATGATAAAAGAAATAAGCAAAAAAAGAAAGATAAATGGTTCTAATATGAAAGACATAAGTAGTGAAATAGCAGACATCTTTAATAACAAATTTAAAACACAAGATGATATTATATCAGTAAAGGTTGAATATGTTATGGTAGATGGCAAGAAAGTTTATGACTTAGATGGAATGAGAAAGCAATTAGAAATTAAAATGGGTTCACTTAAATAATGGATAAGTTTGACATACACAAGCAAATTGATTACTGTAAGTTAATTTTCTGGATTGTTTCAATATTTGTTTGTATTTGGCTTTGGCTTAAGGTTTTTATAGCATTAATTAAGTTTTTTTAAGGGGAAAACAATGGGTGGTTGGATTAGTTTAAATAGAAAGATATTGAAGAATCCTTTATTACAAACTAGAGGAAAATATAGCAAAAGAGAAGCATTTATTTACTTGCTACTTAAAGCTAATTATGAACCTAGTAAGTTTAATATTGGATCTGATATTATTGATGTTGCAGCAGGGCAAATAGTTACCAGTATTAAAGGGTTATGCAAAGAGTTTAAATGGGGAAATACTAGGCTTAGAAACTTCCTAAAACTACTTAAAAAGGATGGAATGATTGATTATATTTCAACTAACAAACTAACACTCATAACTCTATTAAATTATAGCACTTATCAGAATAACAAACATCAAACAAACATCAAACAAACATCAAACACACATCAAACACACACATCTAATAAGAATAATAAATTAAATAAAGAAATAAGAGAAGCAAATTTTAGAGAAATTGTATTAGATGAATTTAAAAAAGTGTTTATAAATGAAGATGAAAAGAACTACAATGATTTTTGTGATTACTGGACTGAATCAAATGATGCACCAAATAGTAAACTAAGATTTGAAAAGCAGAGAACCTTTAGTATTAAAAGAAGATTAGCTAAGTGGATTAAAAATAATAAAGAATGGGATAAGAATACTAATACATCTACAGGCTATAAATCAGAAGATTATCCATTTGAACCTAATGGCTATAACAGAATGGGTTGGTGTGAAAAGTGTAATATATGTGATTTTTATAATAAGTTTACAATACACAAAGAAGATAGCAGGTGTTGTAATGCTAAGATATTACCTAAAAGAAAAGAAGTATGAAGGCACATCAAAAAATAATTAGAGAAAAAATGGAAATTGAAGAAACACATAATCTTTTTGGTAGTTGGTGGGATAATATAAACAAAAGCAAAAGCAATGCAAATGTTAAAGAAATAACCAGAGAAAAAGCACTTCCAATAATACTTAAATATGAATGGTTAGGAACATTACCTGTTAATTTTATTAAATTTTGTGGCTTATATTTTGATGGTGCATTAGCTGGTGTAACTTGCTTTGTAGAGGTTAAGTTTGGTGGAAAATATACATTGTGGAATTATCCTGCTGTTTGTTTAGGTAGGGGTGCTTGTGTACATTGGTGTCCTAAATGGGGTGCTTCATATTTAATACAAAAAAGTTTGAAAATATTATTTTCAGATAAAGACCCTTTATATGTTGTTGCTTTTTCTGATTGGAAAGCAGGAGAAATAGGAACTATATATCAAGCCTGTAATTGGTTTTATTTAGGACATAAAGGAACAAAGGAATGGATTGATAAAAATGGAAAAAGATATGATATAAACACACCTGCTGTTAGAGCTGTTACTGGGTTTCAAAGAAAAAATAACCCTAATTTAAGAGCAACTAAAAAGCAGAGAAAAAAAGAAGAACAAAAAATGATAAATGAAGGATATAAATTAGTATTAGGGCCAACAAGAGGGAAATATGCAACAGTTGTTGGGAAAAAAAATAAAACATATAGAGAAATGGTTAAATTATTAAAAAATAACAATAAACCATATCCAAAAAGAAATAGTGCCACATAGGTATCAAGAGAGATACACAATGCTACCAGTATTGAGGGTTCAGGGCAGTTCTGAAATGTGGCTCAAGATATGAGAATAGACAAAGAAACACAAGATAGACATGCTGATGAATTCCAGTATTTTATAAGTGAAATAAATAGAGGAATGGAATTAATAAAAGAAGGTAAGTGGAACATAATAGATTATAGAATGAACATGATA